ATATAGTGATATATTAGTGGCAATGGGTAACTCCAAAGGTATAGTAATTAAGGTTGAAGATAGAGACAATCGACGCAGCGAAGTATCTTACTTTAAAGATAAGATATGTGTTCAACGACTATCGAAAGCTAGATAACCATATTCATAGAAATATGTAAATACTTATAATAAGTAGATGGTTTGAATATAAGGTATATTGAAATATATACACGAAGTGAGTAGAGTACATCCATATATATATAAGAATATATGGTAGGTAGTATTATGATATTAGTAATATATAAATCCTTTAAATGGAAACAGTAAGCTCTATTATATATGGTGATAGTATATAATAGATGAAGATATAGTCTAAAATCTATAGAGATATAGAGAATAAATAGGGTGACTTAGATACATCAATGGGGCAAGAAGCCCAAGAATTATTAGCCAATACCACTAAATGGACAGAAAAATTATATGATATGGCATACGATCCATATAATGATGATAAAAATGAAGTTTTACAATATGTAAAAAATAACGGTGGTAACCAAATTGTATATATTGAATACTCGTATAAACAAATAGGTCTTGATGATGAATGGCTAAGAAATATGTATAATATGATCTCAAATCCATTAACAGTAAAACGTGAGATATTGCTACAGAGACTTAGGGGTTCATCAGACTCCCCATTTGAACAGGAAGATATTGAATATGTAATCAATATGGTAAGACCACCTATTTCTGAATTGTATATATTGGAACATTTTAGATTTGATGTGTATACAGAATTAAATAGAACTACACCATATCTTATAGGTGTTGACTGTTCTACTGGTACCAACGGGGACAATAATGCCGTTACTATTCTTGACCCATATACAATTGAACCTGTTGCTGAATTTAAATGCCCATTTATAGGCGAAACTATGTTTGAAAAACTCCTAATGGAACTTATTAAAAAACATTTACCAAGAGCAGTTTTGTGTATTGAACGTAACAGTGTTGGTGATGGTATAATAGATCATTTATTAAATTCTCCTATTAGACAAAATTTGTATTTTGATAAGAATATAGATTTAGTTGAATCTAAAATGCAAGAAAATGAAACTGTAGTAAGCATGCTTAAGAAGCAGGGGGAACGAAAAACATATTATGGTGTTTGGACTGGTACACAAACACGTCCAGATATGATGGCAATTCTTATGAATCATATGGCTGAGAAAAAAGATAAGTTCGTAACCAATAACATAACTGAAGACATTTCTCGTCTAGTAAGAACAAGATCAGGTAAGATTGAGGCTGGACCTGGATTTCATGATGACTCTGTTATGTCTTATTTGATATCACTATATGTATACTATCATGGTAATAACTTACTTAGATTTGGTATACATAAGGGAGAACACGCCATCCAAGAGCAAAATAAAGGAATGAAATACTATGAAGATTATGTTGATAGTGGTGTCTTTTCTCAGAGCGATTTAGAAATAATTCATTTACGAGAAAAAACTATGAAAGAAAATGATTATGAAAGTATGATGAAGAACGCATTATTAGAATCTCAACGGCATTCAATGAATCTTCATAGACATGGATTGGTAAAAAATGATGTTATTGATAATACTCCTGATGGCATGATAGATGAATTGGTTGAATCTGATGGAGATATATCTATGAGTTTTTTTGACGAATTGAATGGTTTTTAAAATCCAAACATAATATTAAAGATGATTCTTTAATTTTCATTTTTCTTCCTCCGTATTTATATATTAAATGATACCATAGTACTTAAAGTACTATGGTATCATTATATTATTACCGTACATTACTCACTTTCATTAGTATATAATAAATACATATTAAAATGAAAGTGAGGTAATTATATATGTTTAACTTAATGTTAAACGCCCTTGAGAAAGAGAACAATTGGAAACAATTCTTTCTCAAGGACGGCGAATGGGTTAGGCTAACTCAGAAAGAGTTAATAGCTCATTTCGTAATAAGTCTTTATAAATAAAGACTTATTAATTTGTTATAAAAATAATAAATTAATTAAATAATTAATCAGAAAAACATAAACGAATCATGAAACGTTGATGATGTCCAACGTTTCTTTTTTTATAATTTTTACTACAGAAATATAAAAAAATGAATTTGTGGAGGTAATTATGAAAAATTATAAAACGAATGATACAAATATCGAAACTATGATGCAAGAAATGGAGGCACAATTAAATACGCTCAATGATATTTTAGATATCAGAATTACTGAAGAATTTGGACTTAATGTGGGCATTAAAAAAGAACTTCTATCAATGTCTTCTATAGATATAGATAACATAAGAAATGAAGCTGATGCTCAAATAATTATAGAAAATTCTCTTGATGGTTCGTTAGAAGAACGTAGAAATGAAGCCCTTGAATATATGTCAAAATTACATGAAAGCTATAATAATGATTCCGAGTGGTCACATAAAGAATTTGTAGAATATATAAGAGACGTATTTACTAAAATTAAAGAAGCTGTTGATGAAATTGATGAATTTGAAAAGGAAAAAACAAGAATTCAAGATGAGGCGAAATCTGCATCTAAAAATTGGTTTGAATATATAACTTCTCCTGAATATAAAGAAAAAAAACTTAAGAATATTAATGATATGAAAGTTGAGATGGAAAACGAAAATGACCCTGCAAAAAAGAGAAAGTTGTCGAAATTAATTGAACAGATGGAATTCTCCGAATCTCTGTCTTTTTTGTTTTCTCGTTTTGAAAATAACCCTACTGCGGAGAGTATGTCTGTTAAAGATTCATATTTTGATTCACAAAAATCTAAAATAATTATGAATAAGTTTATAAAAAGAATTGTTGGATTTGGATATAATTCAAATATATATAAGAGATTTTTCAATTTAGAAGAGATGTTTTTGCCCGATGAATATAGTGATTTGAATAATATATTTCTTTTTTATGTTATGAGATTTGTATCTCATGCAGATGTATATAATGATAGAGATAAAATGTATGTATCATCACTTCTAATAAAGATATATAACTTAATTTACCATAAATATGATGATAATAAGTATGAAGATGAATTTATAGATGTAATAAGAAAAATAGATGACTATTTCATGCCATATATAGATGAGTTTAGAGAGAAAAATATAACATCACCAAACCATCCTATAAGAAAGAAGAGAGATGAAGAATATAATCAAAAAATAAGAGTAATGCTTATTGCTAATCTTCAAAATAATGGTATAGATGTTGATACCAATCTTTCAACAGAAGAATTGAGAAAAATGTTTGATGATGTCATGAATAAAAAACACGATAGTATAGATGAATCGAATAATAGTCCTAATGAAGAATCAGAAGTACAAAAACTTACAGAAAAATCTATAAATGATGACATAATTTATAAAGACAGGTATTCGTATTACTATAAGCAGAATAATGATAATAATAACTTTACATATTATGATACAGATAATAATGTCGTAGAAGAAAATGTCCCAGAAGACGATGTTCTTAGACTAATGACGGGCGGGAATTTAACAAAAGAAACTATTAAACCTATATAATTTCGGGTATTTAACAATTGAGTAACGAGTTTATTTTACTCGTTACTCAATTTTTACCCGAAAATCAATAAATATGAGAGGGGGTTATTATATGTCCATATTTAAAATCCAAGGTGATGATATAATTTTAGATACACAGTATTGCGAATTTTATATACCAATGTATTATTTTGATACAACATCAAAATTTGCTGAGGATTTAAATGATAAAATACGCACAATGGGTATATTTAATGTTGGAATATTTACCAATGGCAAATTATCTAAAATGGAAACTCTGAATTTACCTACAACAATAACATTATTTGTGCATGATTCAGAGATTCGTGAAATTCAAATGACTAATGGTGAAACTATTCCATGTAAAGTTGTGAAATACTTAAAAGGAGCTAAAGTTATGCCATCACGTATCATTGAAGATGATGATAATGCAAAGACATTTTTGCAACTTATCACGACTGGTAAACTTCCGAATATTATACCATACTCAAAATTACTAAAAGTTTGGAGGAAGAATCTAAAATTAACTGGAGTTCATTTTGGTGTAAGTTCATTATATAATGAACTTGTGCTAGCTGTACAATGCAGAAATCCAAAAAATTTATCAGAAAAATTCTCAAAAATTGCTTCAGATCCTAACGTAAGTGATTATGATTATAAGCTTTTATCAGCACGACAGATATGTCAATATAATTCAACATTTACAGCTTTGACGTTTGAGGATATCGATTCAATGATTACTACATCTCTTAATAAATCACGTAAAAAAGAAAAAGAACGTCCGTCTCCTGTTGAACAGATTATTAAGTTTTAAAAATGTTATCAACTTGAAAATATAACAGATTTTTGGTACATTTATATAATTAAAGCTATATTTAGCTAATGTAAAAAAATAAAATAATACATTATTGAAGAAGGAGTGACTTATATGCCTCAAAAGACACAAATCGTTCCTAAGTTTCAACATCCACATGTAGAAACATATATAAACGATTATACTCAATATAAAGACGAGGATGTAACTGTTGTAGATAATAACAGTAAATTTATTTCTGTATTTAAATCATATAGCGGTATTGATAATGTTCTTGTTAAGAAAAGCAGTCTTACAGACTTTATTAAGACATACGGTACTTCTAATTATGAAAAATATGGTCAACCACTTATGATGCCTATCGGAATTCTTAGTGCAGGCAATGCCACAGTTCATTGTATGCGTGTTATGCCGGATAATGCATTTGCTGCTAACTCTATTCTCAATCTTCTTTATAAGATAGATGGGACTAAGATGATTATTAAATTCCAAGCATCTCATATTGATATAGGGGACGCTACTTCCGAAGAAGGCGAAATAAATCATGATTTATTTAAAACCCAGAAAGCATTTAAGAAGTATCTTAGAAGTTGTGCTGATGCAATGACTAAGACAGGTGAAACAGAAGTTGATGAATTAGGTTTTAATTCTATTCCTATTGCTACATTCAGAATGAATGGTAGAGGTGTTTATGGTAATGAATACCGTTGGAGAATAGTACCTAATTCTGTATATGAAAAGGATTATGGAATTAAGATGTACACCTTCGAAGTAATGAACACGTCTGGTGGTATTGAAAAAGTTGCATCGTATGTAGGTAGCATAGTAACGTCTGATAAGTACGGTGATTCTCTCACACTTATCAATGATATCATTGATGAGGAAGATATGGGTGATATCATTATGGATGTTCAAGTTATCGAAGAGAATGTTGAATTTGTTTATGACATCTTCAAATCATTTGTAGAGAAGCTTCCAGAAGAAGATCAAGATAAAAACGGTATTCCTGATCTTGACGAATTTGACCCATTTTTTGGTCGTTTGGTTGGTTCTAACGATAAGAATATAAATATTCAAATTGTCGGTGAAATGGTAAATGGTGTTGGTGTCGATGATTATTCACATGAAAATGATATTTCAATCGATAGAAGTCAAGGAACATCACTTGCCGGCGGTGATGATGGTGATTTTGGAGTCAATGCAACATGGCACTATGTAGGAGTAGATACTGAAGGCAAAGAATATGAAGAAGATTGGACTGGACAAAGAGCAATTGATGCTGCCACAACCGATGCATATGTTAAAGCATTTAGTGGTGTATTTGATAAGACAATCGTTTCAACTAGACGTACTCCATGCACAGCTTTACTTGATGCAAATTATCCATATGAAGTAAAAGAAAAGATGGCTGAATTGGCTGATATGAGAGAAAGCACTCTTTTATATATTGATGGTGGTATTGAGGTTACTACATCAAATATTAAAAGTACAGTTGCAAGGCTTGAAAATTTTAATACAAGAAATATATCAAAGTCTATCCAACACTATACAACTAAGGATCCTACTACTAAGAAGAGATGTGAAGTTACTGCTACATATTTCATCGGACAAAGTTTAGCTACACATTTCCGTAATGAAGGTTCATGGATTCCATTCGTAAAGTCTTATGCAAGACTTTCGGGTCATGTTAAGAATACACTTGAACCATGTATCGACGATACTGATTCAGAGTTAAAAGAATTTCTTTACGAGAATCGTATTAACTATTTTGAATGTATCGAAGAGAATGTATATGAAAGAGCTACACAAAATACTGCTCAAGGAGTTAATTCTGATCTCGTTGAAGAAAATAACATGTATACATTATATGAGATTAAAAGAATTATTGAAGCTGACTGCTGGGATAGTCTTTACAGCTTCACATCAGCTGAAGCTCGTGCAGACTTTTCAACATTCGAAAAAGCTAAGTTCTCTGGATGGGAAGGTAACCGTCTCCAAACAATTGACATTGTATTTGATGCAAATGATTGGGAAGCTGAACGATCTATTGTTCATTGCTATGTTTCCGTTCAATTTAGAAACTTAATGAAGAGAGTTATTATTGAAATTGACGTTAACAAACGTAATTTCACAGAATAATGAAAGGGGGATATTATAATGGCTGAATTAACATTCCAATCTGGTCTTCGTCAACATGACACAGACATCAGTAAGTATGCTCTGTTTCTTGGAGGATTAAATGTTACACATGATGCACTGGAACAATATGATCCTTTAAGAACTGGATATGGTCGTATTTTTATGGTACGTAAACCAATTTTTTTAACACATAAAGGCGGATGCCCAGATTTATTGAAGAAATTCAAACACATCATTGAATATGGAAATACAGGGGTTTCAGGAAACGGAGATATCACAATGTCATTTAACGCAATGCAAGGTGGTTATACAAATCGTCAAATGGAAATTCCAAATATTGCAACTGATGATACAAATGAATTGACTATAAAAGTATATGAATTCGCAGGTTCTCCAGTTAGAGAATTAATTCAGATGTGGATTAATGGTGTTTCTGATATCCAATCTGGATTTGCTCACTACAATGGTATTGATCTGCCTGTAAAACAGTCAAATCATACCGCTGAATTTATCTATGTTGTAACTGATCCAAGTGGTAAACAAGTTGAATTTGCAGCGTTATATGCTAACTGTTTTCCAAAGTCTATCAAGCTTGACCAGTTCAATTATGAATCTGGAGAGCATGGCTTAGTACAACTTGATCTCACTTTTACTGCAACTAGATATATGAGTCCACAGATTAATCTTAAGGCTAAACAACTTATTGAACGTTATAGAGTTTTAGTTAATTCTCTTAACTTCAATTCAGGTGTTAGAGATAGTACTATAAATGGCATGGGTAATCCTACAGGTTATGACCCAAGGGATGGTAAGTTGAAGACACACTCTCAATCAGATGGATATAGTTTTGGTAATTCATATGTACCTGCAAATTTAAGTGATTATGATACTGTGAACGATAAGGACGGTAGTGCAGGATATACAAGCCGTGCATTCCAAGTTGATAATGGCAAACCTGGTGATGGTTGGAAAGATACATCTAGCAGCTTTATGTATTCAGATTTTGATAGAAGTAAGTAATTTCAACACAAGATGTTTACTTAAAAATAATAACACATATGGGAATTCCCATATGTGTTATTATGCTTTATTTTATACTTCATCGTTCGATTTATCAGATGGTTTAAGAGCTTCTCCAGCTCCATCCATACATGCTTTATCATATAAGTTCTGAAGATTGTCGAAATCTAACATAGGTAAACGATCTTTTGCCAATAGCATTTTCCATTTCTTCATTTTTTCTGTTGTCTCAGGATTATCATCTCCACTAGTATCACCAAAGAATAATATGGTGAGGAAATCCTGTAATGAATTATGGTTATTTAATAAATCATTTGTTATATTACTATTAGATGATTTGGGCTGTATAAAGTTAAATTGGAATGTTTCAATAACATCTTCAGGTATTATTGTAGTGTGACGCATCATATCCTTATACATTTCGGTTATCTGTTCGTTAAAATCTAATTGATACGATACTACGGATCCTTGGAATCTATTATTTGCTAATTCTAGTGTTTTTGCAAAGTCGGCTTCGTTAAAGTAATTCATTAATACATCAGGAACACCTGTTGCTGATATATATGCTTTTTTTAACATTTCCATCAAATCAGTGTTCATTTGAACATCTTGTCCCGATAATATTTCTGTTTCTATTCCTCTTCTATCACTTTTCCCTACAGGAATATACATTTCGCTACCCTGTCCTATTTTATTAACAAGTGTAGTATAAGAAAACATATCGGTGAGATTTATTTGTCGTTGTTGTTTTTTTCTTGCTATTTCTTGTATTTTATTTGATACATTAGTTTCTATACCAGAGGATTTTATATAATTTACTTTTGTGTCATTACTATTAAGAACAATTGACATCATTTTAAATAATAATAACATGAGATATAATTTGGCGTAGAATAAAGAAGGTTCTATTATGGATGTGCCATTTCCATGTTCATCTTCATTTATTTTAAAAGTTCTTATGTATTCCTTTGGTATAAATTGAAATTTCACTTTACGATTGTTTAATTTATAGTAATTAAGAGCTTCCACAATCAATTTCTTAAATTTTATATTATCTTTTAAGAACTTTTTATCAAATGCAGAAACTATTGTTTCAGCTATTGTGGATAATATATTATTCTCATTTCTATTTTCAATATTATCATAATATATAGTAGATGTTAATATTCCTGCCATAGGATTGATTTCTTCATCTTGTATATAATAATAACCAATGACTTCATCCATTATACGTATAGGAAGAATATGCATTGGATCTATTAATTTAACATAACAGTCCTTGATATTGGAAAAATCTCCTTTAGTGTTTCTGTTTTTCTTCTTCGATGATCCTATAATGCTATGAACACCTGCATCAATATTCTCTACACCTTTCATTATATTGGCGAACGATACACTATCACTATCTTCAGTTATAATATCTTCATAGAATTCGGTGAAATATTCCCTTGAAGATTCAACACCTTCCTCTAATATAGGTATTGGTATTGGTTCATTACATATTGTAATATTTTTAAGATATTCGTTTAATTCATTTTGTATTTCTGTTTTTTCAGATGTGCTTATGATTTTATCTAGTGGTTTAGAATTTTTCTTTTTTATCTCCGATACTGATTCTATTACAATATCTTTTATGTTGTTTTGTTGTTTTGTATTATTTACATATTCAAATAGTGTAAATTCCTTGCTTTCTGAATATGATCTATACTTTCCATTATTCATATAATCTTTTTCTTTTGCAAAATCTTCAAATAATTTTGAGTATGGAATACAATACCTATGGTATTCTCCGAATTCTAAAGTTTTTGGTATTATAAAATTTTTAATTTGAGATTGCATCTTAAATTTTATCTCCATATTTTCTACAATAGGAATATAATCCCTACCATCGTCCTCAACATCAAATGTGATTGTTCTTGACATATGACCATCAACAATGTCAGCTGATATTATGGCATCCCTTGTTATAGTAATTGCTTGTTGTAACTCAATTAATTGTGATGCTATATCATGTAAATCGTTTTGCATGAGTAATCTATTTTTATATTGCTCAACAAGAAATGATTGTAGCTGGCCATCGTTTGTGCTGAAAGCATCTTCGATATCCTTAGCAGATGCTGCTATTTTCTTATTATTATCTGAAAATAGTTTAGTAATAAATGATGTTGTATCACCATCTGCTGTTTTTGATATATTATCAACTTCATTACTCAGCATTTTATTAAAGTCATCCATTAATGAATCAACTTTATCGCGTCTATTTATACCATAAGTGGACATATTTATGCTGTCCAAGAGAGCATTTATATTACCACTTATACGTCTATTACCTCTATTCATTTGGCTTGCTTGATTTTTTGTCAAAGACCTGCCAAACGTACTATCGTTATTTTTAGGCATGGAAAAACCTCACTCTCATGTTAATTTCAAGTTTAAATCAATGTTTTATAGATAAAAAGAAAGGAAAAGAAGATACACAATCAATGTGCATCTTCTTTTTTAATTGGTATATAATGATGTATCATATACAATCTAAACATAGTAAATTGAAAATCAAATACTATCATGAATAAATTTTTTCCTACAGTTTTTGATGCATAATATAAATCGGTATAATTTTTTTCTGAAACAAGTGGTAATAAAGATTTTGTAAGTATTAATTCGGGACTACTAGGATTATCTGATGGATGGAAATCTATATAATTATTCATTTTAAATAGTGTCATTATTAATTTTTCATTCTCATCGTCGCTTTGTGATAATATAAACTTTTCCCATTTATCACATTGGTTAATATATCCCAATCGTTCTTCTAATATCTGCAGTATTTCTGAAGTCTCAGTTTTAGATGTTACTTTTTCTACGCATTCCCCCGTTTTTTTATATTCTCGAATTTTACTTATATGAAGTATATTAAATTCTCCATTAGCTTCTTCAAACCATTTCACTTGTTCTTCGTCTAGTTGTATTATGAATGGCTTTTCTTTGCTTTTACTAAGTACATAACCCTGTTTAGTTATATATATATCAGTGAATACCTGTGTTATTTTTGTGCATAAATTATCATGCTTCTTTTTTATTTTATCATCCATCATTCTTACACTATCCTTTTTTTACATTCTTCATATATATCAGACACAGATGGCATGTTTAACCATTTATACCCCGTCGACATATAATTTTTTGTTTGAAAGTTATCGATACATTCTTTAGCTGCATCATCTTCCGCCATGAAGTTATCTCCAGTTATCCCGTTGAATGGGATTTCTCCATTAAATATGTCATATTGGCATATAGGTAATTCTACTTTAAATATTAAAGTAGATGCGTCTATATTCATTCCTATTATTGTATTTGGGTAAAATGCTCCCATATCCATATCAATAGCATAAGCGAAAATATTATTAGTTGCTCGACCATATAACTTCATTCCTATGTAGTCTATGTACTTTGGATCAGCAACTAATGCGCCGTCAAATCCTTCATCATCTTCGTCGTCTTCGTCTTTTATTTCTTCATCCTTATTAAATACATTAATATTTTCTCCAGGAATTAAGTTTTGTTCTAAGTATGATAAATATTGAACGTTACGTAATATTACAGTTTGTTTAAATACTTTATTATATGGTGTAGCATTCTGATATGACAAAACGTACATATTATCAAAATCTGATGTTTTTGATTCAATTCCTTTTTGAAGAAGTGTATCTTTCATGTTATATAATAGAAATTTTAAAAAATTTATATAGGGTAAAGTTTTAATATCTGCTTCATCAGAATAATCTAACTTAGAATCCTTGAGTTCTAATTCAGATATTACGTTCAGCTTATATGAACGTAACTCAGACATACCTTTTCTTATTGCCGCATATAATTCCATTTGGTCTACAAACACCGTATAACTGCTTATGAAAAAGAAATCTGATTTATTTTTAATATCATAATTTCGTGTATCTTCTTTAAACCAACATTGTTTTACAGGGAAATCTGGATGACACATTACATCAGTTGGGTTTAGGCCCAATACCTCTAAACGCTCCATCATATATGGAATATCAAATGATATATTCCATATTCCTATCATATCAAGTTTTAGTTTATTGATTAATTGCCAGAAATGTACTAGCATCTTTCTTTCATCATCATAAAAATATATTTTGTAATCAAGAACACCAAAAGATTCATCAAACATATCATGACATGCATTTATAAGCTTCTCTGGGTGTTCCATTATGTCATGTTGTTCTTTGTGCATGTGTTTATACATCTCAATATGTTTTTTATATTTCTTTTTAAATATTCTTTGTAATAATGAAGGGTCGGGGGGTTGTCTATCAACAAGAGCAAATAAATATACGGTATTATCTGAATCATCTATCAGTGATATAGCATTAATTGGACAATCTTTAGGGTCTGCCATTCCCAAAACATCAAAACTATCACACTCAATATCCATAAATCCTTTTCTAAGTTTTTTTGGATTATCGTTATCAAATTTTCTTAGATATTGTATTCTGTAATATGCTGTAATATCGTAATCTGCTCCATACACATAGGGATATAGATACATCTGTTTTAGCGCGCTGTAATTTTTTGTTTGGAATATATTTGTCAACATTCGTTTTCCTTCTTCACCAGCATCTTCTGCTATCTTAAACACTATATCCTTATATTTACACGTTCTTTTTTCTAGATTTTCTATATGCTCATAATTCTTATTATATGTATGATTTCTTATCTCAGGTTTTTCAAAATATATATCCATTGGCGGTTCGGGAATAACTTCTAAATGTTTTTCCTGAGTTCTCATATCCTTCCAGATCAAATATAGATAATCTGGGGTGTTTTCTTTTTTGTTTTGTTTAATGTACTGAACATCAATTAACATTGCATGCTCTTTGGGTATCGAAATCATTAAATTGCACCTACTTTATAAATAAACTTTATACTATCGTTAGATAGAAAATGATAATGAAAACAGAACATTAAAATCTCAAGTAAAGGGGAAATAGAGTATGAATGATGATATTGAATATCGTCTGGATACAATCGAAATAAATGCCAGAGATCGATTGTCAAGACACAAACGATCAAAGAAAATTCTTGACAACCTAGATGATTTTGATCAACCTGTCACTCTAGTCTCGTCAGTCGACGATAAGATTGAAGAAAAAAAGAAAAAAGATAAAAAAAAGAAATATGATGACGAATCCGACGATTTAGCTGAATGGTTCGATTCTTTAAAATATCTCACATCACCAAAATCCAAAAAGAAATCAAAATCTTTATTTGATTTTGATCCATATAAAGGTAAGAAAAGCAAGAAAGACAAAAAATCAGATGATAAGAATAAAGTAAATTACAAAAAAGAATTTGAACCTGAAATGGCAATGTTACGGAATCTTCAAATATCACAAAGCGAATTTGTGTCTTCATTACAAAAGAAATATGACCAGATGGAAAATACAAAATCTACAGCAAGAGGAATAGGAAAGTTTACTACAGATTTAATTAACTCTATTAATGGTGCACGGTCTGTATCGCTTCAAATAGCAGATAAAATTATTGCTACAAAGAAGAGTATAGCTGATCTCGATTTCAAAGAGAGAAAAGAATTTGGTTCTTCTAATAATAGCGAACAAGCCAATATTAATAATTATGCATCATCATTCTTGAAGCAGATAGTTAATACAGGTCGTAATAATGTTGTTGGGCAAACTCAAGCATATGAAAATTTTGGCACAGTCACTGATGATTCAGATGAGAGTATGGATGAGTTATTTGAATCTATTAATGATTCATTAGGTGATACCGGTAGAAGCGAGGAAGCTGAAAAGTATCTCCAATATGAAAATGAAGAAGTTGAGTTGACTGTAGTGTGGCATGATAGTGCACCTGACAATGATTTGGATCAGAAATATGATTTCATAGCATATAACAAACACGGTGACGTGATTGATGACTACCCATTGCCGCAAAAAACAAAAATGAATATTAATCTATCAACACATACAGCTACAGATATATACGGTAACAAGTATAAGCTTGTTATGAACTGATAAAATCCCTTTATTAAACATTCATATAAGATTTTTATGTTAATAAACTAAGAAAGGGGAATATGAAATGAGTAATGATACAGAAAAAAGAAAGATAAAACTCAGCATGGAAGTTAACAATGAAGAATGTGACATTGTAACACATCTTAATAAAAATATGGTTACTGATGCTCTTGATTATATACCCATAGATGAAGAAGAAAAAGGTGCCAGTCCGGGTGTAGCAGAACTCGATGAAACAGGTAAATTGCCAAAAGATCAACTGCCTCCGGAAGCAACAGATGTTATAATAGGATATTATAATGGAGGTCATTTTTGGAAGAATAAAGTAGGAAGTGCGGGCAGTTATCAATATTCGAATATGATAATGGCTGATTCTTCAAAAATATACCTTGATCTTGGTGAAAGCCTTAAATGGGAATTATATGCTTATAATGATGACGATGAAGCATATGTTAAAATTACAAATAAGGTTGAGTGGGAAGAAACTGTATTAGAAACTTTAAATAAGTTATGTGCATGGTATGACAGCGACAATCGTATAGATACAATATATGAAAATGATAAACCTTTACAAGTACAAAATCATAAGGTATACACGAAAAACACCACATACTCAAATATGAAAAAAGCTACAGATTCTGCAGCAGGTACATCTGGATTAGTACCAGCTCCGGCAGCAGGTAATCAAAATAAATTCCTTAGAGGAGATGCTACTTGGGCTATTCCAAGTGAAGCCGGAAAACTCTCAACAGCAAGAACTATAGATGGAGTTAAATTTGATGGCAGTAAAAATATCAGTCATCTTGGAAATTGTTCTAGCGGTGAAAATACTGTAAATAAAGTTGTTACATGTGATGGTTTTGTGTTGTCAAAGGGAGCAAGAATCACTGTAATATTTTCATATACAAACAAAGCTGATGATATAACCTTAAATGTCAATAATACAGGTGCGAAACCTGTATATTACAATGCATCTGCGATGAAAAGTTCTAATTTGAGAATTAATGCTGATCGTGCATATGATTTTGTGTATGATGGGACAAATTGGGTGCATTGTGGAACTGTACATTACACAGCACAAAATAATACAGTAGAAAATAAGAAGAAGAGATTATTGTTATCGCCAACTGATACTAATGATAATGAAGTATATGTCACACATAAGAGTGAAAACTTTACAGCAAACCCTGCAACTGGGGAAATGTCAGCCCCTATAGTTAGGGGTAATTTTGATTGTAATACCTCAAGCATTGACACATCTACTGTTACTGGAAAGGGACTTTCATCATCATTTTCAGGATCAGGTATAGAGAATAAAACTGGTTATGTTGCAATCGCACGAATAAAAGTTTCATCAAAAAATATTGATTCTCCAATATTATTGGTATACGTTAGACGAGGAGATAATGTTCCGACATTTTTGAGTATAAAGTTTACAAATAGTGATACTACTGATCCAAATGTGGGGTCTTTCACTTATTTTGGCAACCCAATATCTTCAGCTTTTATAAACAAAGAAGATATATCGACATGGAATATATATGTCAAAAAAAATGTTGCTACGGATGTTATAAATATACTTTGGTATAGTATTCCCCCAAACACCTCAGACGGTCTATCATTAACAATGATAGACACACATCAAGATGATGCCATATCTAGTTGGATTGGGGCATCGTATGATGTTGGACTATCTATCTTTGTAGGTTCGGGTAGTAATTCCAAATCAGGGTTAGTACCAGCACCACCGAAGACTCAGGGGCATACTAGATATTTGAGAGAAGATGGGTCATGGACATCAATCGAAAACATGAGGGGATGTACAGAAGATACAATTGGTGTACCTGGATTAGTACCAGCCCCAGCAGCAGGAAGAGAATATAGTTTTTTAAGAGGCGATGGTGTATGGTCAATGCCTCATGATCGTATTGCCACAGGATCTACATCATTTACTGATATAAGCGTTAATGAGAGTGTAATTAAAATTGATATTCATGAGTTATATAAATATACTCTATTAATTGGAGAATTTACTATACATGGTTCATCTCAAACTCAGGGCTCCATGACTAAGGTGGTCGTACCTATACCTCTCCAATGGCTAAGAAAATCTACTGATAATATGATTAATGTTGGCCCTGCTGTGAAATCAATTACCACCGAAACAGGTTCAATTACTGCTATTAAAAATATGTCTGAGAGCATGGAAGTTAAGTATGAATATATACCGAAAATATCTCAAAGCGTAAATGAAAAATGTTATTTAGTATTATCTACCACAAAAGAAGACGGTTTACTTGCTTGTGACTTTAATATATATTCTATATTATAAATATATCTATATCAATAACATTATCATAAGATCATAATTGTATGGGTATATATTTAATATATTTAGAAAGGATTTTTTATATTATGTATGTACACACAAATGACAAAGGTGAAATTATAGGATGGATTGGAATAGGGGCACCTTCAGAGGATGAAGACAATTGGTATGAAGTGGCAGATGAATTGTTCACAGATGAGATACGCAACGACGTCTATAGCTACAAGCTTGTTGATGGCCAATTTGTATTAAGAGATGATGCTCTTGAAAAAAAATTGAGTAAAATAAAAGAAGTTAAAACAAATGCAATGAGTAGACTGTGTAATACAGCAATAGTTAATGGTTTTGATCATGAAGATGGTTATCACTATTCACTACAAGAATCAGATCAACTTAAGCTTCAAAATCTTGCACTTAAAGCAATTCAAGGTATCACAACATCTTGGAAATATGATGGCGGTCTTTGTAAATTTTATTCGGCGGAAGAAATGCTTCGATTGACAGAACATGCAGAGAAGCATATTACGTATCACCAAACATATTTTAATCAATTAAAACATCAAATATCATTATTAACATCCATTGATGATGTTATAGCTGTCACATATGGAATGGATCTTGATGAGGAACATTCTAAAAATTTAAAAAAACATACCGATGAAAATTATATTCCAAAAGAAAATGAATTTGGAAAAGATCTGGTTGATAATACTGATTACCAAGATATCCTTAATAATAGATACCTTTGGATGTAATTTTTATTTATGAAGCACACATATTTTTGTGTGCTTCTTTTTTATTTAGATAAGTATAGCATCAGGCTATACTTATCTAAATAAACCGTAAAGTCTTATATTATATTGATATATCATATAGGTATAATAAAAATAAAATATATACCTATTATGATCATTTTAAGAAAAAACAAATTAAAAAAAGAAAGGGGTAATCATGATGATTACATTAACCACAGATGAAGAAAAGAGAGCTTATTATAAAGATGTATTGACTGGAGTATTTGCTTTATGTTTGAATATACATAAAATGCATGCGGCATGTGCACTATTTAGTGTCCTGCATTCTGTGATACATGATCTTGAACCATTCCAAGATCTTATTGAAGCTGATGAATATTACTGTGAAATATATTATAAATTAATAAACTATCATAATGAGATAGCTAAGCGTAAGTTTGGAGTGAGTTGGCTAGATACTTCTACAGAAAAACCTGTAGAATTATATATAGCTGATAAGATTGAAACCTGATAAGAAATATAAGAAGACACGATATAATTCGTGTCTTCTTTTTTTATTTTTTATATATTTTTAGTTTAGTATGTTACAGAAAATATTAAGTTATCGAATTAATTTCAATTAAATACATCACTGATGAAACATCATACTTTATGTCTGCTGTTTTTTTTTCATATTTAATGATACTTATAATATAATACAAAATAGGAGGTGAAAAAATGTATACATATAAGAAATATAATAAGGATGATAGAGAGAATATCTATGAGGCAGGACTGGTCAATGACCATGGAGATATAATTTATGCTGATAATATGGACGGTGATGTTAGATATAGTATTATCGAGTACGATGAGAAAGATAGAATGGTCTTCAATGAGTCTGGGTATCTGAAAGTATCAGATAGCTTAAAACATATGATGTTACCAGAATCTTTAGAACCGGAGATCAGAACCTATGAATATACTGATTTTGATGGTTATTGTATTATAAGAATAAATGACCCTTGGGGCGAATATACCAAGTATGTTGATAATAAGACAGGTCATACAATATATGAGGAAATTCCCAACAATACCTGCCATTATACGTATTATACGGAAGGGAACATTACAAAATGCTTCAAACATGAAAAGTTAGATGATGTGATTGATATATCACGCTGTGATCCGGATGAGATAGTTGAGTATCATGCTGATGGTGGTCATACATTGTATTTACTCGACTTGTTTACCGGGGTGTATCGTCAAACCAAATTTGATATGAATGGATTTGTCATATTCGAAAATGATTTGATGATAGAAGCTGTTACTGAATATACAAAATGTCATATAGCACAAGATCTTGGTAATGTTGGAGGAGAACTTGATCTCACTTTTACTGCAACTAGATATATGAGTCCGCAGATCAATCTTAAGGCTAAACAACTTATTGAACGTTTCAGGTGTATTTAATAAGTTAAGTAATTTATACTATTAAATTTATATGAGTGGAGATAATATCAAGAGCTCGGAGGAAATTATGAATAAAAAAGCAATAAAAACATGTACTGAGATTGAACATTGTGTATGTAAACCTAACATTGAAATTGTTCATAAGTACATAAACCCGTCACTAATGCCTAATAAGGAAAAGAATATTTGTTATTTATCAACTGATGAACGAGATCCACTTTATAATACTCTCAGTATTGCAAGAATCCCATATGATTCAAATTGTATTGGTGTAAGTGAATGTTTTGTTAATGTGAACATATCAACAGGAATTCCTGTATCATTTGAACAGCATCTATATTCAAATAAATTTTCTGATATATCAGATGATGATGAGAAAACAACAATTATATCTAGAGATAGAAATGCCAATGTGTTATCAAAAACAACGATATTTAAAAATAAGGATATTATAACAGTTACAGTGAATGAGTATAGAGACACAAATACAATCATAAAGAAACATACAACATATTTTACAAAGAGACACCATATAGAATTCAGAACCGAGTTAGAGGAATATACTTATAACGCTAATGGGTTTATTGAGTCTGTGGTACATGTTGATTGTGAAAATAGTATGGAAACCAAATATATAGATGAGTACATGTATAGTCTATATGATAGTAGTATTTGTAGAGGTCGCAGAAACTCAAATGGTGACCCTATTTTCTTCTTAATAAAAGAAAAAATAGAGACACGAACAAATGTTAACTCTGATAATACCAGAGACAATATCGAATATAATAAAATTTATAGATATGACTGTGATGATGATAATACTATATTAGAAGAAGATATAACAAATTATAACGATAGTGGTTGTGAAATTGGACATATTGTTAAAGTCTATAATGATGGGTTGGCTGAAAAAGAGATAGATGTTATCTCTAATACAACTATAAAAACATATGAGTATACTTTTTATGAAGAATAAATAAGTTAAAGATACAATAATACTTATTAATAAGTATTATTGTATCTTTTCTTTTGTATGTTTTATGAGCATATCCCTTTCATTTTTTGATATATCTCCAACCATTTCAGCTTCATATATTTTCAATAATGCATCAGTGACAGATTCCTTTACAGGGAATGGTACTGTGCCAAAATATTTCATACATTTTTTATTTGTACAACGAAAAACTGGTTCACCGTGTAAATATACACCTATCGTAGAACCGCATTTTGGACAAAGTTCCGGAAGTTCTTTACGTCTACCGCATCTGTCAATATATATTCTAGGTTTATTATTTTTATTTGCCAAAAAAATCACCTTTTTCTTATATTTATATATTATATTTATATATGTAATATTACATATACATAAATTAATTAAATATATATTATAATAATATGATATATAAGAAAGATCCTTATGGTAATGAATGGTGTTATGAATATAAGTATGATGATAAAAATAATGCAATGTATGTAAAAAATGATGGTGATGATGAATATCATTGGGAATGTAAATATGATAATAAAGGTAATATAATATATATGAAAGATAAATATGGTGATAAATGGTTTTATAAATATGATGATCATGGCAATAAGATATATAAGAGATATCCTGATGGTAATGAATATTATTATAAGTATGATGATCATAATAATAAGATATATGAAAAAGATCCTTATGGTTATGAATATTATTATGAATATAAATATGATGATAAAGGTAATATAATATATATGAAAGATTATAATGGTAATGAATATTATTGGGAATATAAGTATGATATATAAGAAAATATTATATTGAGAATGAAAGGAATATAAAAATATGTTAGAGAAATTTGTTAGGGTTCCAGAGATATTTTCTAAATATGATGAAGATGGAAAATATGTAAAACGATTGGGAGAAGAAGTATACTATAACAAAAAAGGAAAAATTGTTGAAAAAAGATTAAATAATTATGGTCGTGAATATTATGATTATGATAATAAAGGTAGACTCATTAAAACATTAACGCGTATACAAGGTATATGTCTGACGGAAACTATAGAATATAAAAACGATAAAGTTATAAGTTATAGAAAAGAGCTCTATACTGGCATTAAAGGCGATGACATTATAATTGATAATATTCAATTTGAGTATGATGCGAAAAATAGATTGATACGTCAATATGTCAACGGTGAATCCATGCAAATTTCGTACAATCAAAATGGAACTTCTGTAGAGACATATAGCAGTGGTCATGTCATTGTAAAAGATCTTTCTAAAAATGTGATAACTGCATCGTATAAAGATGAAATGTGGCATATTGACTATAATAGTTATAATCTACCGATTAAATTTACATGCAACGATGGAAGATATAAGCTTATTGCATATGAAAATATATCGAGCACGTGTATTAAAGATAAAGATATTGCTATAATTGGGGTCACATATAAAGGGTATTGTGAAAATAGAGCATTTCGATTTGAGTGGGATGGTTTAGATGAACAATTTAATACCATCTTATCTAAAATAGAATATAAAACAGCTAATATCATTTCGGGATATACAGTTCTTAAGAATATTTATCCTAATGATATATATGACGTGGTTACGGCGATTGATTGGAATATATGACTATAAATGTGCAAAATAAAAACATGATGCATTTTTGTTTAATACACTTATATAAACATCATTGATATAACTTAATTATAATTAATACTATTCAAACAAAGGTGATTTATATGAAAAAATTTTTGAAAGGATTAGGTAAATATATGATTCTCTTTTTAATAGGAGGATTTGTATATTTCCTAATAGAAATTGGGTATCGAGGATACTCACATTGGACAATGTTTATTTTAGGTGGAATATGTTTTATTGCACTGGGATCAATCAATAACATCCTTGAATGGGAAACTCCATTGATAACACAAGCCCTCATAGGGGGTGTTATTATAACCGCGTTAGAATATATAACAGGATATATTGTAAATATAAAACTTCAATGGGATGTATGGGATTATAGTGATACATTATTTAATATTCAAGGTCAGATATGCCTTCCATTCTTTATTGTATGGGTACTCATATCTGTGGTTGGAATAATCGTAGATGATTATTTAAGATATTGGTTATTCAAAGAAAGAAAACCATCATATACTATAGTATGAGTATAACGAAAATATAGAGATAATGCTATATAGCATTATCTCTATATTTTTTGAATTTTATTGAAAAATTAAGAGAATTTGGTTCATTAAACATTGTATTAATACGAAATCTAATACAGAAAGGAAGGTTGATAAGTCATGCCAATCAAATATATAATTTTAAATAAATTGATAAATGGCGAAGTGTGTGAAATTAAACTTCAGGGAGACGTATCACATATACAAGTAGATGAAAATACCAATCTTGATGATTATCTTGAATCTTTACGTCAAAATATTGAAAGTTCAAAATATGTTCATCCAACCACAGCTGGTAATAAACATATTCCATCAGGAGGTAAAAGTGGTCAAGTTCTAGCATGGTCTTCAAATGGAACAGCAAAATGGAGTGATATTAATGTTGCCGAAGGAGACACACAGGTTTATAACGAGAACAATAATACTGCCAAGGCTTATTTAACAGGAACTGTAAATAATGAAACAGCTGTCGGAAAACAAGTATTTGATGATAATGTCTATTTATCAGAAAATCCTGGAGAACTCTGTGCTAAGCAATTTACTACTGAAACAGTAAACCTTGGAGGAGCTAAATTACAATATGACTCAACTAACTCGTGCATAAATTTTTTATTTGAGTGAATTTTAAATACAGGATTATTTAATAGAAGGGAGGGGTCGATATGATGATATGGCTACCTTTAAATGGTAATGCTAACAATAAAGGTATATATAACTCTTCAATAACTACTAACGCCTGTGAGTTTTTAACTAATGGAAAGACTGGGAAAGCCTTGGATTGTATGTCGGGAAATTCAAGTTATATAGATATTAATTACCCAATGGATAGTAATACGGTCGATTACACTATATGTTTTTGGGTGTATCTCTCCCATCAATCTGATGCACACACAATATTTTCTACAGATTCATCAAATAAATTATCTGTTTTTGTGTCAAATGGAAAAATTATATGGTATACTGAAGATGCTTCACAGAATTCTTTTTGTGATATCGAATATGATAAGTGGGTACATTGTTGTTTTAGTATTAAGCATAATTTGCCTATAAAATTATATATCAATGGTTCATATGCTGGTGAAGCACAATATAAACATATAAATTGTACAAAAATTAGGTTAGCCAACAATATTACAGCCAATAATCAGCTCAACGGAATGATGAATGATTTTAGAATATATGAAGAATTTTTATCCCAAAGGGAAATAAAAGAGATAAGTAAATCTTTAATCTGTCATTATCCGATGGATATATATGATACAGATACAGTTGAATACGATTGCTCAGGTTATTTAAATAATGGAAGACAATCTAGCGATATATTATTGGTTGAAGATTCTTGCTCTAAACATGGAACGTGCTACAATCTTGAATCATCTCAATATATCATTGGATCATCAGACACTTTTATTACAGACGAGATTACTGTTAGTGTGTGGGCATATATGGATTCATGGAGTGATACAACATTGGCATCGTGTGTATCTGGGAATTATGGGTGGGTTCTGGATATAAATAATGGTAAACCCAGATTCTCTGTATCAACTGAGATTTCTTCAACATCAGATATATTTGCAATATCAAAAGAATCTTTAACATCTGGATGGCATTTATTTACAGGTACATTTGGTGAAAACTGTATGAGAATATTTGTAGACGGTCTTGAGAAAGGTCAGTGTGAACTAGATTCAGATAATCATATGAGTATTGTCTATAATATGAATAATACTTTTTTTTTACATGCAAATGCGAGTAATAATAAAACAACCCCTACAACAGAAAGATTCCCAGCATGCAGGCTAAGTGATTTTAGAATATATGCTACATCTTTATCTATTAATGATGTGAAGGAGTTATATAATGTCCCAATATCAGTATCAAATGATGGGTCAATACTCACATCTGGATCATTTATCGAAAATGAGACGGAGGAATCTGTGAAAATGTATAAAAATGGAAATATAAGTTCTTTGAATATATTTGAGGTTATAGAGAATGAGGGGGTAGACCAGAATGTAAGTCAGTTTAGTATAGGGAATAATTACATTAACTCGTCAAATATTATTGAATATTAATGACTTTTTATGAAACTATAAACGTGATTAATGAAGGAGGCTTGAAAAAAAATGTATATTCAAACTAATGATAATAATGAGATTATTCAATTTATTAAAGTAGGTAATAAACCTGAGATAAATGGATATGAGATAGATAATGATACAGATATAGATATATTAAGAAATATCTTTAGTTATAAATTTATTGATGGTGAGTTTATATTAAAAGATGGTGCACAACAGGAAAAACTCAAAAGGGTTCAAGAAGCAAAAATCAATGCATTGAATAATATCTGTCACGAACAAATTGTAAGTGGCTTTGATCATACTGATGGTCATCATTACTCATTGCAGGAGACAGACCAATTAAACTTACAGGCACTTTCTTTGATGGCAAGTCAGGGACAACCTACATCTTGGAAATATGATAATGGGGTTTGTCAGTTCTATACACCGGAAGAAATGTTAGCTCTGACTGGTTATGCTACAAAATATATCATGTACCATAGCACATACTATAATCAATTGAAAGATCAGATAAAAAAAATGACATCTATAGATGATATCATAGCTATTAATTATGGTGTAGAGCTTGATAGTGAACATGCTGAAGCTTTAAGTGCACATACTGGTGGATTTGTTCCAAATAATATCAGTATAATAACAGACACGACGGACTACACCACTGTAATGTATGATGTGAATATGGATTCTTATCCATATGAATATATGGATCCAGATCTTTTGGAACAAACACAATCAGTAGATACAGAGGGGTGGGCGATTTTAAATGGCGAAGCTTAAAAGTATATGGGTTTCTGGAATATCTTATTTCCTTAACAAGATAAAGGGAACTGATATGGAAATGACAGGTAATATCAAATCATCTTCTCTTGAATTGACATCTGATGATGCATCAAAAACAATCATATGCGATGGAAATAATATAAAAAAAGATAATGCAACTATCATAGACTCTGAAAATTATAAAGATATAATTGCCCCTGAAGACATTGGTGCGTCTAGTGATTCACATACACACAATTATGCAGGTTCAGATATTAGTGGCGGGGCTGCAACAAGTGCTAATAAAATTAATACAAATGCGGGCACTGCTACTGCGCCAGTTTATTTTGCGGATGGAATTCCAAAAAAATGTACATATACATTAAGTAAGAGTGTCCCATCGAGTGCCAAATTTACAGATACGACATATTCTAATTTCGTGAAATCTGGTAGCGGAGCGAAATCAGGTCTTGTTCCAGCTCCACCAACTACCGCCGGATCAACTAAATATTTAAGGGAAGACGGTACATGGACAGATCCACCAACCAATACAGGCCCAAAGGGTGATACAGGATCTCCCGGCACAGATGCAGGATTTGGTACGCCTACTGCTACAGTTGATTCAAATACAGGAACTCCTTCAGTTACAGTGACAGCAAGTGGGCCTGATACTGCCAAAGTGTTTGATTTTGAGTTTAAAAATCTCAAAGGGACAACGGGAGCTAAAGGAGCCACAGGTACAAGGGGAAGCACATGGACCACTGGTACTGCAATCACAGGCACATCAACGACTGCTACTATTTTTTCCAGTAGTGGAATAACCAATGCGTTAGTGAATGATATGTATTTGAACACATCTACAGGTTATGTTTATAGATGTAGTGTGGCAGGAGCAGCATCTGCTGCCAAATGGGTATACGTCGGTAGTATTAAAGGGGCAACGGGAGCTAAAGGAGCCACAGGTACAAGGGGAAGCACATGGACCACTGGTACTGCAATCACAGGCACATCAACGACTGCTACTATTTTTTCCAGTAGTGGAATAACCAATGCGTTAGTGAATGATATGTATTTGAACACATCTACAGGTTATGTTTATAGATGTAGTGTGGCAGGAGCAGCATCTGCTGCCAAATGGGTATACGTCGGTAGTATTAAAGGGGCAACGGGAGCTAAAGGAGCCACAGGTAATGACGGAGAGAAGGGTGATCCGGTGTCATTCTATGGGACTTGTAGTACCGCGGCAGCTACTGCAGCCAAAGTCGTAGCATGTACAGGATTCGCTCTTACAACAGGATCTCGGATCACTGTTGTATTTGATAATGTTAATAGTGCTGACTCAATTACTTTAAATGTGAATAATACTGGAGCAAAGGCGGTATATTGTTATGGTGAGGCCATGACATATAATTTATTTAAAATACCTCGTAAAACTGGTGTCGATTTTGTGTACGATGGTACTAATTGGGTATATTGCGGTCAAGAAAGTTATGTGTCACAGACTAATACCACAGAAGATTCTGATAGAAGGATACTCCTCTCAAATTCTGACGATGATGAACAACATAGAAATGTGACAAACAAAAGCAATAAGTTTACAGCAAATCCATCAACAGGCGTTTTGAGTGCACCAACCTTTAATGGTGCTTTGACTGGTAATGCAACAAGTGCTACAAAATTAGATACAGCCAGAACTATAAATGGTATTAGTTTTAATGGTACATCTAATATTTTTTTACCATCTGGGAGAACATGGAATTGTGGTGCAGAATCGTCTGGATCACTGGGTTGGTTTCACTTCTTAACCAAATCAATGAGTACTAATGAGGATTTTAATCTAACATTATCTATACAGGATACTTTCAGTACGAGATATGGTATTTTCCATATACATATACGCAGGAATACTCAGACGACATGTCCAGTACCAAATATGTTTGGATGGATTGTGAGACATGGTTGGGATCCAACTCATATTATAGGTGTTGTAGATGGAGTACAAATTAAGTTTTATATTTATAGTGATATAAATCAATATAACCATATATCATTTGCAGTTATTCATCAAGGTCATAGAACAGGTTTTAGTACATCATATACAGCAGTGACATCAACATCGCCAACTGATAACTTAACTGCAAGCATTACTTCTAAGGATTTAACTTCTGTCTCAGGTTCTAGTATTGAGAACCTTGGTAAAGTAATACTAGACACAACTGTAAGTGGAGAGACCTCGTTAATTAATAAAACCGGTTTGTTTACGGATAACAAACTTATTTGGGCTATGATCACAAGTAATAAATACGGGACAAATTGTTATTTAATTCCCATGCAATATTTAAAATCTCAGAAGGCACTAACACTTGCAAGTGTTGGATCAAATAACAACAGTTGTTCTGATGCGATAACATTTAAATATGATAACGATGATACAATGGTTTGGTTTGAATATCAAGCTAGTGGAGCAGCAACGTATACCACATCGAGATTAATAAAAATATTATAGAGAGTAGGGTTGTAATGGCAAATAATGATTATTCAACTGGTGAAATATATAAATCAGGCAAAAGATATGGGGGATTCTACACAGGACCGGCATCTGATATAGATTTTGTTAATGAGGAAACAATTTTTAAAGGCGATAATGTTCAATCAGCATTATCTCAAATTTCAGATATCTTTGAACCGGATGAGAATTCTGAGGGGATGATATTGAATATATCGGTTGGGCTGAATCCAACAACGTCGAATCTTGCATTGATTATAAGATGGGATTCGAAAGATGATAATGACTCCAGAATTAATTATATTGATTTTACAAATTAATTTAAAAAATGAATCTGTAGGATTTAATATCCTACAGATTTTTCATTTTTAGTACATTATTTTAAGACAGTCCAGAATTTCAATATAGAAAGGAAGGTTGATAAGTCATGCTAATGATGAATGGTAAAATAGTAAGTACTTCAGATCAGATTAAAGAAATGACTATAGAGGAATACTCCAATCTAGATGTAGATGTTCGTGGAGATGGTAGTACATATTTTATTAAAAACGCAGATTCTGCTAATGATTATAAAAAATTGATTCGTGTAAGCAATATTCTTGGAGATGATGTAAAATTACAAGGGTATGCAGACAATACTATTATTGGGGCTATTATAGATCTTAATCAACGATTAGGTGGATTATCGTTTAAACGAAATCCAGAAACCGGTGAAGTTGAATTTGTATATTCATCTGAAATACCAAAACCTGTTGAACCTATACATACCATAAAAAATTTTACTGATCATGAAAAAATTGAGCATTTTGAAAAAATACTTGGTGACGAATCATCTTTAAATAGTATAGGATTTAATACAATAGTATCTGCAATAAAATCATTGTATGCGAGATTAGGTGGAATAACTATGCATTATGATGATAATACTAATGAACTTAAGATGATATATAATGACAATACACCGAAATAAAACCTATATGAGATGTGGATTATGATTTTTTAAATAAATCATAATCTATATCTTTTTGTCAAATAATAGAAATAGGAAGGTTGGAATGAAATTTATGGCTATATATACAGTGGATATACCATATATGATTACTCAAAATAGAAGGGTTGCTCTTCCAAGGACATCTCCTGTACTCAATAAAAATGGATTTGGTAGTTTAGTTTTTTTACTCAGTAATAATGTGACCGATTCCATTTCAATGATTAAAAATACTGATAATTGTTATTCAGATAATAAATATAAGTGGTATCAATATGATAATAAATATATCGGAAAACTGGGAACTAAAAGATATAGTATTCGATGTATGGATGAACAGAAAGAAATTTATAAAAGGATAGAGAAACAAACTACTCTATCTTCACATCCAAGAATTGCATTAAATAAGACACAAAATAGAAATTGTTATTTCGATTTATGCAAATATTTTGAATTATATAAATTTATAACAAAGAAATATATGGCATCCAAGAAAGTTAATTTATTTTGGAATTTTTTTATAAATATATTGGTAAATGAGAATACATCAACATATCCAACGAAAACAGTACTGATTGATGCTGATCTATTTTCTGATTTTAAGGGAGATAAACTTAAAGATAAACTGGATAATCCAATATTTATGATATACTATACATTATACAAGAATTTTGATATGGTTCTTCAAAATGGTATGAAATTATCTGATATTAACATAGATTTTGTTATATACTGTAAAAGATCTGTATTAAAAATGAATTTTTCAAAATGTAATGAAAAAAGTCATGTGATATTTAATAGAGAAATAAAAAAGATAATGAGTAAAAAAACTTTAATAAATTCTTTTGACACTCAAAAAATTGATGAAGAATCACAGGGAGAGCTTATTAAAAATGAGCTTATGAAACAGTATAATTTTGTAGGAGGTAATGAAGATGAAGAAGATTCGGCAGTCATTACCGATTTAAAAGAAGAGCCAGAGAATCCCTCTGTATCTAAGAAATCTATTAATAACGAAAAAGAAAAACTTAAAGAAGATATAGAAACCAAGGTTGATAATCATGTCAAATCAGCTCAGGAAAATTTAAAAAAAGTTATTCCTGATATAGATATGACAAATAAAGATACATCAGATTATGTAAAAACACAATCTGAAATCGATCTTGATTCAGACGATGAGCTTGCTAAGAAAATGTATTCATTTATTCAATCATCAAAGATTCCGACAAAACCTCTAAGTACAGCAAGAGATGCTGCATTGAGGGAAAGACAAGAATCACTTAAGATTGGATCTACAACAATAAGTGATTTGAAAAAGTTAAAAGTAGCTACAAGGAAAATTCCTGAAAAAGATTTGTCAGGTTCATTAAAAACTATCAATAAAAATGTCAAAAAGATGAAATATGCTAACATGGATAAAGATTATATTGAAAATGTCATGTCATCTGATATTGTTAATGTATTCACATCTTTAAATAATAAAGAAATGAAATTATTTGTTAGGGATATTAAGGTTGAGGAAACGTCTGATTCATTGAATTATAAAGATACATATAAGGTTATATATGAAGATGATATGAAGCAACGACATACTGTTACTGTAGACATCCCTAAATTTATTGAAGATAAATTCTTATACCTAGGGAGCAATAAGAAAATAATAAATAAACAGAATTTCTTATATCCCATAGTTAAAACTGGTCCTGATACAGTACAAATTGTAACAAACTATAATAAGGTATTTGTGAGACGATTAGGGACTAAATCAATTGGTGCAGTAGAACGTATCATGAAAATGATAGGTTCTAATGATAAGATGTATGAATATTTTACAGTAGGAAATAATTCTATAGTGAATAAATCATATATAACCACTATTGAATACGATGAATTTGCTAAAGTTTTAACTAAATTCAAATCAAAAGATTGTACCATCTTCTTTAATCAAAATGAAGCTACAGATTATGCCAATAGTAAAGGTATATTGGATAGAATAGATACTAAAAAATATGTATTCATAGGAACATATAAAGATGATTACTTGTTACTTGACATCAATAAACAGACAGTCAGGCTCGAAGGAAAGAATACAAACTCTTTCACAGAAACATCAATTCCAGATTTTATAGTAAGTCAATTACCTGATGAATATCAAAAACAATTTTCCAAAATTAGATCCACCAAGAAATTGATGTATACAGCCCCTACAATTCTTCAACAAGAAATTCCATTGGTAGTATTATTGATGTTTTGGGAAGGATTTGCGTCGGTAATTAATAAGATGAAACTTAAATATAGGTTTTCTGACAAGTATCCTTCATTGGCAGCAAATGAAGCTGTAATTAGATTCAAAGATGCATATTTTGTATATGAAGAAGATCTTCCTATAAGTTTAATGATGAATGGGTTGAGAATGCTTGATACGGAGAATTTTACTATAGAAGAATATAATACACATGAACCTTATGTGGAATTTCTTACTAAAAAATATGGTAAGACAGGTGCTATGAATGCGTTAAGAAATTATTATGAATTTCTTCTTGATCCGATAACATTAGAAATTCTGGAAGATACAAATCTTCCTACTGATATAATCGAAATTTTTATATATGCAAATAATTTACTTGCTGATGAATCTTTCACAAGAGAAAATTCTCAAGTATTGTCTAGAGTTAGATCAAGCGAGATTATCGCAGCTATACTGTATTATCAGTTATCAGGAGCATATCTTGAATATAGAAACAGTGCAGGTAAGAAAAAAATATCATTACCACGAGATTGTGTTATTAAGGAATTAATGGCATTGCAGACGGTAGAAGATTATAGTACTTTGAATCCTGTAGTAGAAGTAGAAAAATCACGTACCGTAACATCTAAGGGATGGAGAGGTATTAACCAAGAACGTGCATATAGCGAAGAAAAAAGATCATATGATGAATCTATGGTTGGTGTGATGGCTATGAGCACTTCTCCTGATGGTAATTGTGGAATTAATAGAGTTCTTACTATGGAACCATCAATAACATCTGCTCGTGGATATGTTGATGTAAGAGATAAGGAACACTTGTCTGATTTAACTGATGCAAATTTATATTCTCCAACTGAGCTTTTATTCCCATTAGGTAATACGAGAGATGACTCAATGAGAATTGCAATGGCGGGAAAACAATCCAAACATGTTATTCCTGTAAAGAATTCTTCGCCAGCATTAATTGCAAATGGTGTAGATGAAGCCATAAGATTTGAACTATCTTCTGATTTTGTTGTTAATGCAGATGATGACGGTGAAGTTATTGATATAAATGAAAAAACATCTGTAATGATGGTTAAATATAAAAATGGTGAACATAGAGCAATTGACTTATCACCTAATATTGTAAAAAATGGTGGTGGCGGATTTTTCTTAAATAACATGCTCATATCTAATTTAAAAGTTGGGGATAAATTTAAGAAAGATCAAGCATTAGCATGGCATAAGGATTTCTTTAAAGACGATGGTATAAATGGTTTAAGGATGAACGTAGGAGTGCTTGAAAAAGTTGCTATAACATCATCATATGATTCATATAATGATGCTACAGTAATAACACATAAGCTTGCCAAGGATGCTGAAGCAGATATGACATTTAGAAAACAAATTGTGGTTGGTAAAAATGCAAATGTGTATGATATAAGAAAAATAGGAGATCATATATCTATAGGAGATCCTCTTATTAGCTTTGATACATCATTTGATGATAGTGATTTAAATAAATTATTATCACATCTTTCTGATGATAATAAAGAAGTTCTTGATGAAAATAGTACTAATATAGTAAAAAGTAAATATGCCGGTACAATAGTTGATATTAAAATATATTCTACAGTAGCACTGGAAGAATTATCAGAATCCTTACAAAAAATAGTAAAATCATATTATAACCGTGTGGATTCAAAAAAGAAATTTGTATCCAAATATCATGAAGGGGATTCTAAATCTTTAGTGAAATGTGGTTTATTGTTGAATGAGACAAGTGGGCAAGTTACACCTAATGTGTACGGTGTAATAAAAGGCCAAAAAGTCCAAGATTCTGTTCTCATTGAATTCTATATTGAACACGGTGATATAATGGGTGTTGGTGACAAACTGGCTTGAAGTAGGGTCAGTATAAACTCTCCTAATTGCGGGGACGAAATCTATAATATTTAACTACTAAACTAATATAGTGATATATTAGTGGCAATGGGTAACTCCAAAGGTATAGTAATTAAGGTT